AGAGAAGTATTTTTGCTTCGTTTTACTACTTTCTTATCCAGAAGATCCGAATTCTTCACTGTTGCTAGCTCTGAAAGGTCGCCTTCAATCTCATAAATCACGTGATCGTATACTCCGGGTATCATTTCTTTACTAGATGCTACGGTCTTTCTAATCAGTTGGGGCAAGTGTAAGCGTTCCCAATACCAATCCCAATTGTCAAGAATCACTAAGACTCCCGTTTCTACCTTTGCTCTATGAAACGAAGTAGTCATAGGGCTGCCAGGATATACTATGTTTCTCTGACAGTTAGTGTGTGAGTGCAGATCACCTGCAAACACAACTGGAAATCCTTCAAATCTAGCTAAATCTACTTCTGGTGTTACATGAGGAGGTATCTCTCCTCTTACATGAGTAAACACAGGATAGTCTTTGTTTAGCATTTCTATACTGTTCTTTTTATGAAGCTCACAGTACGGTAAAATACTAAAGCCTCTTTGATCCTCATATGCTTCATCCACAATATGCACTAGCTTATTTAGTCCGCTAGACACATTCTTTAACTTACTAAGAAAGGTAGAGCCCTTCTTAGTAGCTTCGTGGTTCCCATCATAGATTATAGTTTGGGCACTACAATCTTTAATAAATTGAAAATAAAGCTCTAGCTCTTCTATTGTGGGAATACGATCAAATAAGTCACCACCTATGATATGTAACTCTACATCTTTGGTCAGGGCATGAATTTGATCGAAAAACTCAAAATATCTAGCTTTTGCCCACTCAACTGGAACGTTCTTTTGTCCCAGCTTCAAATGAATGTCTGCGCTAAATAGTATCTTCATTTTTTACAGCCAGTAAAAAATTCCCGCAGAAGTTTCCCTCTGCGGGAATTTGGTTATCTATAGTTAAAATACTAGGAATCCAAGAAGAATCAGAGTATTAACACTACCTACTACTAGTACTGTTCTAGTAACAAAATTACAAGTATCCCACTCAGTGAGAACTTTCAAGTAATCTACGCCATCCAGAAAGTAATCTCGTGCTATCATATAGTAATGTTTCATAGTATCCTCTAGCGAATGTCGAATTCCTCTTCGATGTTGTCATCAACATTCGAAGGCTGTCCGCCATTCCTCAGCCGCTCCAGCAGCTCCTTCTGAGAATCCGCAGTCGGACGAATGAGAATCTCTTCGATAGACTTAGCAGATGCAATTGCTTGGCGTTCTGCATCAGTCAGAGCACGCTGGCTCTTCATGCACTTTGGAACTTGAAGAGAGTATTCCACATTGTAAGGAAGCGGTCCCGTCTTGACTTTCTTAAAGTAGATACCCCAACCAGTTTCTGGATCAGTCGGATCACCAAGATCTTCTGCTGCGGTCTTAATCTGTTCGAGGAGCTTCTTCTTCAGGTTGAAGATAACTACTTTAGGTTCTGCGCCTTCCGTAATATCAAGGCACTGAATAGCATAAGACCAGGTGCACTTCAGATCAGGATAGTACTCGCGTACCCAGTCTTTTTCTCGATTCGTAAAGGCTTCTTTTTCTCGATCAAAGGACAGACACTCAAAAGGAATGTTCTTGCCATTCTCGCCTTCAATCCAATATACATAACGAGCCAGCAGATCACCTACAAAACGAATGGCATTGTCACCATTCTTCATTTGATACTGGTCAATACCGCTCTTTTCTGCTTTGCCTTTTGCTTTGTTAAATGCTACCATTATTATCTCCTAGTGACTTCTTCCCATTTGAAGTGAATTGAATCATCAACAACGGAAAGTAGCCTGTTTTTGTTTATAATGTCTTTTCCCACTGGGCTGTGAGCTAAGTCTAAAGTTCTTTTTCCAAACACAATAAAATCATTGAGGTTTCTAAGCCCCGCGATGCCCACATATTGTGCTATCTCTTTTAATTTGTACTGCTTTTCGTAGATGAACAAAAGCTCTGGGTTCACTAAAAAGGAATCTCCAGACCAGTCAATCGTAGAGTAAGAGTACGCTGGATCATGCTTAGTTGCGGCTAAAGGTCTATACGTTAGGTATTTAACAATGTCAATTATACGGGATACTTTACCGTTTGACTTTTCGTAAATCTTTGCCCAATTAAACAGTATCATATATTATATAGAAAAACAACTATGGTGTCAAGAATTATTTTTTAAAAGTAGGATATTTCATATCCCTGACGCATGTAATGTCCTAGTCTTTGCCTAGCCTGATGCTCTACAATTCGTCCTTTTAGCCATATGTCTACTACTATAGGTGTTTTCTTGCCCGGATGAATTCTAGTTATTCTACCTATTAATTGTTCTAGCAGAGGCTCGTTATTAACAGGTGTTGTAAGTACTAAGACCCCGAGTTGATTTACAGAGACTCCTTCTGAAAATATTTGCTGAGTAGCAAATATACAACCTTTAGTCTTAATAAGATTATCTAGCTCATCTCTAATAGCTTGGTCTGTATCTCCAAGAACTAATATAGCATCTTCACCTATATTTTCAGCACAAGCATTTAGTAATCTAGTTCTATCTGATACTACTAGCACTTTATGCCCTGCTTGCATATAGTGCTTAGCAAGTACAGTCACTAGCTCTTGATAGGCTGGGCTAGAAGCTAGCTCATTATTCTTCAACGACCACGGCATATTTCCATCAGGAAAGGATATATCGGTTTTTATAACATGTACTTTAGGTTTAACATAGTTTTCTCTAGCAGGCTCAAACCTAGTAAAACCAAAGTAGTCTGGAATAACGATATGTCTACCATCTTTTCTTTGCAGTGTGCCTGAAAGACCTATCTTATATCTAGCATGACTGGTATCAATAATTTTAGAAAACGTATTCGCTGGAGTATGATGCACTTCATCTACTATCAAAGTACCGAATTCTTTGGACACTTGGGGTAGCACGTTATACAGGGTTTGGATATTTCCAATGACAATCGGCGCATCAATATTAAATTGTCCGCTACCTATTATCCCTGCCTCTATGTTAAACAGTTTTTTAACTTCTTTTGCCCATTGCTCACGCAAGCCTTTATTATGGACTACAACTAGCGTTTTTTGTCCTAATTTTTTAGCTAGACACAGCCCCATAAACGTCTTACCCCAAGCCACCTTTGCATTTATGATGCAGCTATCGCTAGCTGCATCATAAACTTCTTGCTGACTAGCACGTAGAGAAAACGACTCTGGAAAGTCAGGAAAGTTAACAGGATTTAGTACTCTCTTATCTTTTACTTCATAGCCTTCAGGTATCAGATCGGTTCTACCTGCTGGCATAGAGATAATATTTGACCTAACTACACTAGCCATTCTTAGTCGAACGGGTTCAGTGTACTTATTTCTAGGCGGAATTACATGCGTAAGGGTTTCTAGGAGCTTTTCTCTAAGAAACGTGTCTACTTCCATGTAAATCCTGTTACTAATTACTGCTTTCATAGAGCATGTTTTGCTATTAAATAGTCCTTAACAAATTTACTACGTACTATGTCATTGATTCCAAACTCGATACAATCAAACTGATTCATCTTGTTTAGAATATGTAAGAATTCTCTGACGCCATTCTTCTCTTTTTCTCGTAAGTCAGACTGAAGAAAGTCGCCACAGAAAACAACCCTACAGTTATTTCCTATTCTAGTAATTATGGAGTCCAGCTCATGAAAGCTCATATTCTGGCACTCATCAATAATTACAACTGCATCATCCATAGTGAGTCCTCTAATAAATGATGTAGTCATAAAGGAGATAATATCTTTCTCTTTTAGATACTCGTAACCATCTCCTCTACCAAATAGGTCAGAAACTATGTTGTAGTAAGGTTCTTCATAGACTCTAGCTTTCTCATCTTCCCTGCCAGGAAGGAAGCCCATCTCTCTAGTAGGAACGGCACTACGGATTAAGATTACTTTATCGTATATTCCATCTCGAATATCTTTAAACGCTAAATACATTGAAATAAACGTTTTTCCTGTTCCGGCAGACCCATGTAGTACCAAGTTTTTGGTGCTTTCAAAGGCTGCTCTTTGATTCTCCGTTAATGGATTTATCTCTTTTAAAGTGAAGTTAATGCCTGTAAGACCCTTTTTAGCTTTTTTAGTCATTAGAACATCTTTCTAAAAGGAGGTTTATAATCTGGTGATAAATCATACAGTATCCAAGGATTATCAGATAAGTATAAAATACCTGCCCATTCTTCTCCTGCTTGCGGCGGTCTTTCTAAAGTGAAAGACGTGTGCACTCCTACTACTCGTAGAACAGAACATGAATCTTTCATTTCTACGCTTCTTATTCGCTTGTATTGTACTTTACCATAGACTGTTTTTCTGTAGCAAAAAGTATTGCCGTTATAGTCTATAAAGGTAGTTCTTTTACTAACAAGCATTTCGGCGACGTTTTTTACTTTTATCCTAATAGGATATTTCCTATGAGGAGTCTGGAGCCGCCGCTGCCCCAGATTCTTTCCTGGCATATTCTTGTCATCTATTACTTTGCCATTTAGCAATATTAGCCCATCCACATATTGTATGTCGTCGCTAGGCAACGCAAATATAGGAAAGGTTACATTGCGAATATGGCTTTTAGTGATGACTGGTACCATACTTTTCTTCGTACTTTCCTAGAGAATAGTCGTCTCCAACGTCGATGTCACAACCGATTGGAGCACCCGCAATGAATACACCTCTATCCTTTTGTACATTTCGTACTAGAATCTCTTTGTATTCTTCGATGTACTCTTCTCGTACTTCTGCAAGAATCGAGTCGTGTACCAGAGCGAATATCCTAGCGTCTAAGTTCTTCTGTCTAATCTCTTCTTCAGCATCAATAGCACCAAGCAAGTTAATGTCAGATGCTACAGACTGAATAAGAAAGTTTAGTCCAGATCTAATCTCATGCCCAACAATACCTTCATTATCTGACTTTACATTTGGCAGCCTGCGCTTTCTTCCAAACGCAGAGTACACAAAGTAGTTATTCCTAATAAAAGCATCGTTAGTATCAAGCCATACTTTCAGCTTAGGAAACGCTCTAAAGTAGTCATTGATTACTGCACCAGCTTCTTTTACAGTGAGACTACCACCATCTTTTGTTACTTGAGCACTGATCTTGTTCTGTCCTGCTCCGTACAAAATACCGAAAGACACAGCCTTTGACTGCTGTCGTTCAGCAGGAAACTGCTGTTTTACTTCTTCTACTGCGCACGGAAGCCTAAACACTTTTTGAGCAATCGTGCTGTGGAAGTCTCCCCCCGAAGTAAATACAGCTTGCAGATTCTTATCCCCTGACAAGGCTGCAGCAACGTACATTTCGGCTGTCTTCAAGTCCATGGTAACAATCTTATATCCTGGAGTAGCTTTGATACAGCCTTTCACAGAGGGGTCGTCCCTAGGGATCTGCTGCATATTCATTTTACCACTAGACGAAAGACGACCAGAGGTAGTAAACGCCAAGTTAAAGTTAGTACGAAGACGTGAATCCTTGTCAAGCTGTGGCAAAATTTTATCAATATACGTATTCTTAATCTTGCTCTTCTTTCTAACATTAAGGATTAGTTTAGGTACTTCATGCTCCTGAGCAAGCTGCTCCAGAACTTCTGCGTTAGTCGAGTCTGCACCTTGACCAGTCTTGATACCTGTGGGAGCAAGACCAATATAGTCAAACAAAAGTTCTCTAAGCTGAATAACACTGTTTGGGTTAAAGTCTTTTTCCTTAATTGTTTCGAATCTAGTAATATCTTTGTTAGATTTAAGACTGTCTACAGCTTCTCTAATTTCATTACTGAGTCGTTCTTGTACTTCTTCTAGTCTATCCTTAGAGAACGGCACTCCGTTATCTTGAATATTAAGAAGAAAGCGAGTACCTGGAATAAGAATCTCTTTGTAAACATAATTAAGTTTAGGATTCTTACTAATAAACTTAGAAAAATAGTCGTGAAGAAGAAAAGTTACGCAGGCATCAATAGCTGCGTATCTTCGCATAATGTCAAAGGGAATCCACTCCCACTTAAACTCATCCTTCAGGATCTTATTTTCTTTACGATATTCATCCATCCAAGTCTCAAGCTCTTTCTCGTAATCCCCATACTTAGTATATTTAAGTGCTAGGGACTTCAATCCATGAGTACCAGGAGTCTCATCAAGAACATAGTGCTGAAGCATAGTATCTTCAAATCTAGGAAACTTGAAGTTAAAGTGATACTCAAGCATTGCAACGTCAAACTTGGAGTTATGAAAGACTACTCGCTTAGCATCAAAAAGTTGTTGAAATGCTTGTTCTACTCGCTCATCAATACAGTCAGTATTGATATAAGCGCCAGTGTCCGGCTCGTAGGAAAGCGAGATACCTAGAACATAACCATTTCTAGGATACAGTCCAGTTGTTTCTGTGTCTAGACCGATGTAATCATAGGGTGCTGCAATAGCAGCTTGTACATACGCTAGAGCTTCTTCGCTGTCTTGAATACCAATAAACTTGGTACCATCAATTTGTGTTTGCTGAAGTTTTCCTGTAACATACTTAATAATGTTGTCACGAGATTCGGTCCAAGTCTTTTCTACTTCTGGCTTGAACTTCAGCATTGCGGGGTTAATAACTGGAAGAAACTTCTTCTCTACTACTTTGCCGCTGTATTCTGTGATAGAGCTAAGTTTAGTGTAATACTTGAGAGGCTCACTGCCTACAAGAATAACCCACTCATAATCTTCAGTAGAGACAGAAATATCTACGTCCTTCTTGAGGACTTTCTTCAGACTAGCATCAGATGTGAGACTAAACTGGTCAAACTCAATGCCAGGAAACAGATTCTTATAGTTGTTACGACTGGGCTTTGCTTCGATGATAGCTACATTAGCCATACAGTTGTCCTTTTAGTTTGTGTACCTGGCTTTTATTAAGGTCGCCAGGATCTAACCTTGCTGGAAGATTTACTCGTCTATATCTAATATCTAGTTCACTGCATATTTCTTCGATCTTCTTTGACCCCGTGTTGCCTGCTTCGTCAGGGTCAAACATACATACTACTTCGGTAACTCCTTGAAGTTTTAGATTTACTAGCGTATTCTTCTTCACTGTATTGACTCCGAATACAGAGATAGCGTTGTCTAGCCCTTTATCGTGTAGATTAATGGCATCAAAGATACCTTCTACTAGAACAACGCTTCCCTTTATTGGCTCTACTACTGGGTAGAGAGGCAATGATACGTGTCGAGGCCAGTTCAAGTACTTTTTGTCTAGAGTTCCTAGCTCGTCTCTTCCTTGAAATACAACTATTCTGCCCGTAATATCTTTGATTGGAAACACAATTCTACCAGCGAACTCTGGGAGATGTGATCTAAACGCTTCAAACTTTCTGTAAGTGCTAGGGCTAATTCCTCTCCAGTTACCAACATAGGGTGTATGCTCATCAGGAAACCTTAGCCCAACAGAATCACTACGAAGTTTTTCAATTTTTCTACTAATTTGCTCTCGTAGTATAGACAACTTATTGGGGGCTTCTTCATAGTCATAGAATATGTTACCTTTATGCCCACACGACAAACACTGATAGATCCCTAGCACTTGGTCAATCCTCATGCTAGGGTTACTATCATCGTGGTTAGGATTAGTACACTTCACTAAGTAGTCTCTACCACTAGCGAGGTATCTAATCTTTTTTGTATCTAATAGTTCTCTTACGTTCACTTGCCAATATACTTAATGTCAGAGTCTGGAATAACTTGGTATGCACCTTTGTTATACGCGATTGATACTGTGTATCCTTCTGCTTTTGGGTACTCTTTCTTAGTGGTAGCACTAGCTTTCGGAATCACAGAATGGTAAGCCCTAGGATTAGATGTAGGGCTTACCTTGAGTTCTTTGAAAGGCTTGACAACTTTTTTGCCCCGTGTTGCTTTACGCTTACGACCACTGAAAGTATAATTAATACTACCGTGTACAATCATGTAGTTCTCCCAAAGTTGAGAAATATTATACCAAAATTGTGATCTCTTGTCAAGCACTAAATTTCTTGTGCCTCCTCTCCCGTACTTTCGTCGCTCTGCAAAGTACCGGATTCAGGACCGACTTTAAGAGTAGCCCAGTTTACTTTAGAAGTAAAACTTAATTCTGGACCATTTCTTCGCTTAACACAGTTAAAGGTAATGATTCCATCTTCTTGCTTATGCGCATCGAGAGAGAATGCCGCATCAGCGGGATCTAGAATACCTTTAGCCATTCTTGCTTCTCCACTTGAGTCGGTCTGATAGGGAGATATTAGTAACACATTATAATCCTGAGCAAGAAGCTTAAGTTTATCACTAATTGCCATCTGCTCCATCCACTCAAACTGTCCATTCTTGCTTTGTAGGCTAGTGCGTACTTTATTGATATAGTCAACAATAACTACTGCGGGTTCCAGAGTCTTACACTTCTTGTCAAGCTCTGCGCGAATACGTCCTAGCGTAAGGGAGGCATCATACACAATATCTATCTGTGTCTTTCTTAGTGAATGCCTAATCAAGTCAGAGTGAAACTGGTCAAAGCTCTTGTGCTTTAGATAGTTTTGATACTCTACTTCACCCTCTTCGAATCGCTGTGCCCACCAAGCTGCTACACGTCTCCATTCTTCTATAGACATGTTTCTGTTTCTTATTGCATTGATGGGTACACCTGTTGCAATAGAGCAAATACGATGCAGAATCTGCCGTGTAGGCATTTCGATCGTGAAATAGATAGCTGACTTACCGCCTTCATATGCACTAGCTGCAATATTTGAGCAAGTGAGGGACTTTCCAGCCCCGCGGCGCCCTCCAAACAGAACATAGTCTGTAGGAGCAAACAAGTTGTCGCTATCGTATTCTGCATTCAACCCTAGAGCATGATTCTTCTCTAGAATTTCTAGAGGCTCAAAGAGAGGCATACGCTTGAGGTCATCTTCTGGGTCTTTGAGGTCTACCTGTTCCTCTAGCTCCATAACTATTTGATGAAGCTGGTCTACAATTTCTTCTGCAGAACTAGTAGCGATAGAGGTATCTAGGAACTTCTCTATCTTAGACATTGCTTCTATCTGAGCAAACTCATTCTTGATATAATCAAGAAGTTGAGCACAGTCAATATCTACGTATTCTACAAGCTCGATTGCAAATATTTTCTCTCGCAATAAGCTATCTCTAGTTGAGAGTTTTAGCGAATCAAAACTAGGAAGAGAATTATAATCAGAAAGATGCTTAGATATAAGGTCATGAATTCTATGATATTCTTTAGGCAAGTAGTATCTGTGGAGGACACTCCAGGTCTCCACGTCTGAATCTTCCAGTATTTTCTTTATGAGAATACTAGCTAAGTTCAAAATTACTACCCCAAAATAACGAGACTGGATTTACGGACACGAAAAAGAGGGCGGGGCATAGCCCCACCCTCTCGACTAGACTACAAAACAGAATTATTCTGCTTTTTCGCGCTTTGCAGCGCCGTCGTAGTCAGAAGCAGCAAGACCACGACGCGTAAGCATCGTCTTTACGCCACGAGGAGTCTTCTGAATCGCTTCTGCGATTTCAACTACCGTCATATTCGGTACATCGAGCCCTTCGAGTACGTCAGTTCGGGCAGCAACCTTGCGGTCCCTGAGACCAGGAATTGCTTCAATAGTTCCTGCACGAAGGAGCGAAAGAGCCTTACCGCGGACACTGTTAACCTCACGGTTAAGAGCTTCTGCGATGTCTTCGAGAAACGCACCATCAGCAGCCAGTTTGACAAACCGAGCTTCTTCAGCTTCCGTATAGGTCTTAACTGTTTCTGCTTTCGGAGTGGGCTTGATATGGCTAGTGAGTTCCATAGAAAGGATCTTGCCCTGGATGCTCTTAGCCGAGTATGCACCGCCCTCAAAGGCATCTGCAATCTCTGCGTAGGTGAACTTACCAGAGTTATCCTGTACGAATGCGCGAAGAGTAGCTTCTTGACGCTCCGAGAAGGCACGAACCGAGCCTTCGGTTGAACGCTCTACTTCATAGCCCATTTTGCGCAGCTTGCTGGAAATCGAGCGGCTGGAAGTCTCAAGGCGCTCTGCTGCTTCTTCAACCGTTGAACGCGTGACAGGCGTTTCGTCGCCTACAAAGTTAACAAGTTCTTCAGTTCGTTCATCGGTCCATTTCGGAAGTGCTGACATATTAAATTACCTCAATCAAATCATTTACGTTAGTGACAATTGTTACACCAGATTCTCTGGCTTTTTGTGTTTTTGCTGACTCGATACCACTCTCGTTCACTAGAATTGTTACTTCACGAGTCACCGTAGATCGAACGGCATATCCTGCTTGTTCTAGCAGCGACTTAGCAATATCTTTAGTTTTGTAACTAAAAAGTTTGCCTGTGATGCAAACAATCCCTTTGATGGGCTTTTCCTGTTCTTTGTAAGACTTGAAGGAAAAGTCTAGTGAACTGAGAGTAGATTCGAATTCCGTCTCATACCAAGTCAGCAAATTCTCAGTTACTTTGGGACCAAGCCCAGCCTGCATACAGGTATTGTACGAGATATCGTATATACTGTCGATAACTGCACATAGCTTTTTAGCTGCCGATGTACCGACTAGAGGTATACCAAACGCAGGAAGTAACTGGTTAAGAGACACTTCTTTAGACTTAGCGATCTCTGCGCTAAGTTTATTGCCTACTGCAGAGCCAAGAACGGTAACCAGTTCGTCATTCGTAAGCTCGTAAATTTCATTGATTGAATTAATCTGTAGCTTTTGAATGGACATTGGTCCAAGTCCTTTAATCTTTAGGGTCTTTGCGAAGTGCTCTACGATTTTTTGCTGCTTGCTCTCGCAGTCGTTGTTTTTGCAAAAAAGTTGATCGTTTACTTGCACAAGCATACTGTTACAGCTTGGGCAGTTAGTTGGAGCGATAATTTTTTGCATCTTTGTTCTTCGACCGTAGAGAGTATATTATAAGAAATAATAGCTGCAAAGTCAAGACTTATTTTTTATTAACTGGAACGGCTTTAATAATTTCAGGTATTATTTCAAATAGTTCTGTGTGCCCACCAAACTTATGGGCAGATTTATACTTATAGCTTTTAAATTCTTCATGTATGGCTTGTTCCAGTTTCCATACATTATACAGAGTGTCCATGTAGGTACGCTGTATTCGAAGATCGTAGCCTGTAAAACCTTTACTACGCTTAATAACATCTCTAAAAGAGGTACCTTTCGTAATTCCTACTTTTAGACATTCTCTAGCAAAAGTTTTTCTATGCACTAGAGCTACACAGTAAAGAATTCCTGGAACGTCTTTTTCTGTTGGATTGTTTCTAAAGTAGGATTCATTATAGATACCTAGACTCATATCAATGATATACCTTTGGTTCCCTATCTTGCATTTCTTCTAGCTCATCTTGAATGCTGTCAGACCAAGATGTAAGAAGGCTTCGTCGAAGATCATAAGAGAGTTTAAGAAAACTATCCGATAGAATAAGAAGAGGTACTACCATATTTTCATCCTCTAATTCTACAGTAAGTTTACCAACGCAAGGAATATCGTCAAAGTCTATTGAGTCGTCTGTTGTATCCACTGAATTGTACCTTTTTCTTGATGATAAGCTGTTTCTAGTTGTAGAAGAGCTTGAGCATGTCTGTTGATTAGAGTTCTAAGAGCAAGCCTACAGCTTTCATCAGATAGTTCTGATGTACTTATCTCTCCTGATACAAGATTTCGTAGGTCTAGGTTCATGGTATAAGTAGTGGTAGTGATAGCCAATAAGTAATTTCAATGGGTACGTTATTAAACTCTACCCGCCATTTATTATCTATATCTCTGTAGACAACAATAAGTCTATCTTCGCTAGTGATTCCTAGTACTGGCTCGCCTACTAAAGGTGGTTCTTTAGTTGCGGAGCGCCAGTTATACATTAGTTCACTCGACGAACTACTCGGGGAATAATCTCCCCTGAGCGAATCACTTCCACCATACATCCTATTTCTAGCCCTAAGTCTTGAATATACTTCATGTTGTGTAGAGTTGCTCTACTAACAGTAGCCTCGCCTATGAGAATAGGTTCTAGAATAGCTACGGGACTTACAACACCACTCTTACCAATTTGCCAGACTACATTTAACAGCTTCGTTATGACCCCGGGTTGCCTTACTTTAAGAGCAAAGGCACCACGAGGATGATGCTGAGTATAGCCTAACTCCTTGAATTTAGTGTAATCGTCGCAGCGCCATACTGTTCCATCATGCGGAAACTGATCCCAGTTGCTATCTAGTACAGTATGAAAGCCGTTACTACGAAGTCCCATAAGTTCTGCTGTCCATGAAATCTTCGTATTAGGATAGATGTCATAGGCAACAAAAGTTAGGTCACGCTCTGAGAACTCCTCAGCGCTTTTAAGACCCAATGCACCTGCTGCATAGTTTCTAGCGTTAGGAATGTCTTTTGGAGCGACTACTTCTCCTGTGATTTGTACTATTGCGGCGGTTCCAGTAATACTTTTAGGAATAGAACTTAGTCTTTCGATATTACTTGTTATTACTCGACCGTGTATCCCATCACCTCTAGTGAGAGCCATCGTAAGACGACCTTCTACATAGAGTAGAGAAATAGCCGCTCCATCTAACTTTGGAGTGACTACAACAGGTTCTGGAAGTGCCGTATCATAGCTACCATCTTCCATATACAGTTTTTGCAGGGAGTACATTTGACTATAGTGAGGCATAGCCTCTTCGTCTACAGTAGCTCCTACTGTCTCATATCCTGTTGTTTCTGCAAGCCTATCAAAAGCAGCATCCGACATAATCGGGCTACCCTGATAATACATTTTAGCGGCAAAGTCTAATAGCTTTTTCATTCTAATATTATAGTAAATTTAAGAATAAATGTAAAGAACTATTTTTCATACAGCTTTAGAATTAAATCACCAAACTCCTGCTCTAGTATTTCTTTAGTTTCTGCTAATGAAATAATTTCAGCTAAACCTGTAAATAGCTCTCTACAGTTATCAAAGTCTATAGGCATACTGACCCCTTCATTAGAAGGTTTCCACTCTTCCTCAAAGTCTAGATAATACCTTCTTAAATGAAGATATTCTACACCGTGAAATTCACTAACTGTAAGTCTTATTTGAGTTTGCTTATAGTCATCCTCGAATATAATTCTAGAATATACGTCCTCTGCCATCTCTACTCTCCATTTTTTAGAATGGAGCTTAGAGGAACAACCGAT